ACTTATTGCCAAGGTACAAGAGTGGTTGACAGGTATTACTGCCAAACGCTCCTTGCCGGTTTGGCAGGGTAAGCATTTTTGGAACCAGGATGATTTGCCGTTTGCCACACCCCAGGAATTGGCTAAATCGAATAAACGCGTCGTGCTCTTTGCGGACACCTTTAATGCTTACTTCGAGAATGAAAACTTGCAAGCAGCACTCTCTGTTTTACAGAAGTCCGGATACATGGTGCATGTAGCTAGACCATCCTCGAGCACAAGTAATCCAAATCCGTTTTGCTGTGGTCGCACTTATCTCGCTGCTGGCATGGTGGATGAAGCAAAGACTCGACTCGCAGCTCTCATTGAGCATTTAGTACCGTATGCGCAGCAAGGGATCGCGATTGTCGGTCTGGAGCCTTCGTGCTTGTTTACCTTGCGGGATGAAGCACTCTCTATGGGTCTTGGTAAATCCGCACAAGTGGTGAGCGAACATGCACAACTACTAGAGGAATTTTTAGCCAAAGAACAAAAAGCTGGGCACTTTACCCCACGCTTTAAAGAATCGGCTCAACCAATACTGGTGCATGGGCATTGCCATCAAAAAGCCTTTGCTGCAGTCAGCCCCGCGTTAGAGCTTCTCAGGCTAATTCCGAATGCCAATCCACAACTCATTGAACAAACGTGTGGTACTATGGATTTAGACAAGTGCGCATCGACATCGTGTTGTGTTTTATTGGGTGGGTCTAAATGTGTTGCTGGAAATGAAAGTGGGCCGACCATGAAGGCCAATTATAGCGACAAATCAGTTGTGAATAGAGACGTTTATTATTATCAGGGCAAGTGCTACGGAAACTGTGCATAAAATCATATAAAATTGATTGAATTTTATATGAAGATGTAGTTTATTATAAAGATTATTTATTATGATCATCAAAACAGTTACCATATTCGCCATCCATCTTGAGATCGAGTATTGGATCGGTCAAAATGCCCAAGACAATACCGAGTTGATAGAAAAAGCCGATGATTCCGATCTTTGGTTTCACGTGTCCGATTTGCCTTCGTGTCATGTTGTTGCACGCATCTCGTCCTTGACCATTGACAAGAAACAATTGAAATATATCGTAAAACAGGGCGCCGTTTTGTGCAAACAACATACCAAATCCGTCGCTTCTTTGAAAAACGTTGCTTTTATTTATACATATGTCTGTGATGTAGAAGTGACAGATGTCCCTGGATTGGTAAATACAAAGAATACCAAAACAGTTGTCCTATAGTAAAAAATTGATTCTTGTTTGTCTTTCATATAGTATGTATCCTCTCCGCAATAATAAGTATTAACTATGAGTTTGAATCATCGAGTCATGAAACCTCGCCAGTATCCAAAGAGATTAAACTGTGAAGGCACGCCCAAGGGCGACAGTCTGAATAAACTTGCTCTCAATACCATTGGCCAAGAAAGATGGAATGTCATGAAAACGGGTGTTGGTCACATGTCCATGTTTTCCATTCCTGACCATCATATTCCCATTATTGAACTCTTGGCTGATTATTTAGAAACCTATGACCCCAATGAGGTTGTTCCTGGTCCGATTATTGATTCATCGGGCAATATCGCACCATAATTATTATATTATTTACAATTCATTGTGATCATTTGATACTATATATGTTCCATTCGTCGTCTTCTTCTTGCGTAGAGGCCCTTTTTTTTTCTTTTCGGGTTCCTCTTTTTGTGGTGGCTGTGGCTCTGAGTGGGTCTTGGGATGGTGCGCCGCCAAATGACATGCTTCGCAAACGCTCATCAAATTGGCCGGATGATTTTTGTGAAAGGTTCCGATATATCCATCTTTATCGGCATCTTTTTGCGGTGCCAAATGGTGGATTTCTTCACCCAGGGCAGTTTGACACATTTCACAAAGACCACGCACCTTTTTTGCATTATAAGGTGTAATTTCATTCGCCAGTGCACCAACCGTATCCGGGAAATACTTGGCTCGAATCGCATATGCTTCTTGTAAAAACTCGTCGGGCAAGTGCAGAGATTTACATACTTCCAAACCGTAGGTTTTAATTCCCGGTCCTTCTTTCAGAATACGGTCATATACCAAGGCGTCGAGTGCACGATCATAATGCACCGACATGTGTCCCAAGGATAAACGTTCCATTCGTTTGATCTCTTCGTAGTGAACAATTTCGTGAAAATGTGTGGCGAAAATGAAAGTGGCCCCCTTTTTGTGAAGATGGGTCAAGCCCGACACGAAAATACTGAGTGCTGATTCCGTCTCTGTTCCGGAACACAATTCGTCGCCCATGATCAAGCTGTTTTCATCGGACATGTTCAAGATCATTCTCAGTTCCGACATTTCCACAGCAAAAGTAGACAAACCTTTGAATAAGTTGTCATTTCCCAAGATTCTCGAGAAAATGGCACGGTAGGGTTTATAGTAAAATTGGGTGCAGGGGACGTACATTCCAGCTTGGGCCATGATGATGGAAATACCAAGAGATCGGATAAAGCTCGTTTTTCCTACCGCATTGGTGCCATATAACAAGAGTCCATCTTTTTCGACGAGGTCTTTTCCAAGATCTTGGGAATTGATCGAAGAGCTGTTACACTTGCTCGTAGAGCTGTTACACTTGCTCGTAGAGCTGTTACACTTGCTCGTAGAGCTGTTACACTTGCCTAGCGATATACTATTCGGTGTATAAAGTTCATTTACCTGAATCTGTTCAATGAGACAATGTCGCAGATCTTGGGCATCGACAAAGGATTTCGGCGCGTCTGCTACAATCGTCGGTCTGCAATAGTGGTATTTCTTGGAAAGATGAGCTTTGTTCACCAATACATCTAGTCTACAAACAATGTTCGATAAACTTTCCATCTCTTTGTACCAATCTTTTTCCATGGTTTCCAAGAATGTTTGATAATGTGTTGCAATCATCCCACTCATCTCGTCCCGCATTCTTTGAATATCTCTACAAATCTTGTCTAGCTGTGTCCATTGAATCTCATCATTGGACGCCGTCGATGCAGTCTTGAAATGAATCTCTTTGGAATCTTGAATACAAAGATCGGAAGTGATAGTCAAAGGAAACGTCTGTTTTTCCAAGGCGGATTTTAATAACGTGGCGCGCTTCTTGGTAATTTGCAGGCTCATCCCCGACTTGTCCGTCTCGTGTACTTTGACAAAATCATTCGTTTGTGCTGCTCCGCTATCGCTAACAAGTTGATTCAAGAATAAGCGGATTTGGTTGAATTGGGACATGCGTTTTTCAAAGAGAGACACTGCCGCGTCCAATTGTTGTGAAAACCCCGGTTGGAATAGGGTTTGTTCGAAAGCGGTGGCGGTACTCGTAGTGCGACATACATCTAGCAAGAGGTTTGACTCCATAAAGGTCGTGAATGTGGTACACATCGTTTGAATGGTTGTATATGAATCTACATCTGAATCATTTGCGATATATTCCAAGATTTCCGGAGCATCTTTGAATTCTTCGTTGAGGTGTTGTACAGTTTGGACAGTTTCATACAAATAATACAAAGAAGCCGGATATAGTTTACGTGTAACAAGCTGTCTAGCCAGTTTTTCCATGTCTCGCATAGAGGACATGGTGGTGCGCACTGTTTTCAGAAATGGTTCATCACGATATTCCAAGATCTTGGAAATCATGGTATATTCATGGTTCAACCAAGATTCGTCAAATGTCGGGTTCACCAATTGATGCCGGAATGCGCGTTTTCCCATGGGCGTCTTGCATTTATTCAGAAATCCATGAACAGACGACAAATGTCCCTGTTTTTTCCCGTCTTGGGATAAATCATCAATAATATTCAACTGTTTCAAGGTATGATTTGCCAAGAGAACTGTATTTGCAGCATTGTCAAATTGTGGCAAAGAGACACTTCGCACAATGTCCGGATTGTGTTCTTGGATAAAATCGAGCAAATAGCAAAATGCCTGTGTCGCAATGGAATATTCTTGGAATTCGGCGCATGTTTGGTATGCATCGGCATCATATAATTGCGAAATCATATGGCGGGTATAGGTTTGTTCTGATGCGCGGATCGCCTTTGTATCATGGGTTGCGCTGATTTTATGAATGGTTTGACATTGGATTCCGGAATATTGGACAATCTTGGAAATGGCGCGATCATCGAGGTTCGATATAATAATCACTTCGCTTGGACAATAAATGGAAATACATCTTTCTAGTTCATCCACCATGCTTGATTCCAAAGAATAGGTTGTTTCATGTTCGAATATATTGCATTTTCCTGTGAAAATATTGATAGTAGCCAAGCCATAGACAAGCCGATCCTTGTTTAATGGGGTCGTCTTGGAAAGTGGGGAGATTTTTTCTAGCCAAATGCACATGATATGATTCGACATTTGTTGCGAAACATCGGTTTCATAGGATATATGTGTTCCTGCAGAATAAATGGCGTGGAGAGATCGAGTGACGGTTTTTCCATCCTTTTCTTGGACATAGACAACTGTGGTCCAACCCTGATCCGCCAACTTTTGCAAGTATTTGTCTAGTGTATAGTCGCGAAATCCGGCCATGAGGACCTGTTTTTTGTCAAACGTCACCTTCTTTTCGGAAATGTTGAGACCACACGTTTCGGCAAAATCTGCTATTTTGGAACCCGTAATTTGACCGGTGATATCGGCCTTGAGACCGTAGACCTCGAAAAATGCGCCCACTTGCATAAGGAGAATGGTACGCTCGCCATATTTTTCTTGGTATTCTTTGGTAATCTTGACATAATCTCCCACAATATTGGGCGGAACATCGTCTTTGGATTTTGACATGGTTATTATAAGAAGGCAAAAAGAGTTTATATATTTTTCGAAAGATATCAACACCTTGACAAAAAAATGAATCGAAATTATTGGTACTTTTACAAGAGTATCTCGGGACGTTCGTTTGCACCAGTATTTACACGGCTAGTATATAATTGTGGAGAAACATTCATTCAAGTGTTCGACCAAGTTTATAATAAACGTGAACGCAATTCTTTGCCTAAATTGCCATTCTTTGTAAAAAGGATTCACCATGACGAACGAATTTGATTCGGACATAGATCCCGAATCCGACTATGGATTCTTTTGTGATTTAGAAACAAGTATTCCCTATGTTTATGCAAACAAACGTTTACGTGTGCAATATCGCGCTCATGGAAATAAGGTTGACGAGCCCATTCCTAAAAATCGTGTTTCTACTATAGTGTACATCTTTTACACACTGGTAATAGTGAAACTTGTCATATGGACGGTTTTTGGTATCTCCAAAAAAGGTGTACAATAGATTTGTGGACATGATATATTCTATATTATCGCATTGAATATTTATCGATGTAAACGATCTTGCCGTTTTGCATGTGTTTTTCTTTTATTGATTTTACGTTTCTTTGTTTTTACAAAATGACGACGATATTTTTTACCACCCTCGCTCCGCGTATTTCTCTTTATGGGGGTAGAGGGTTTTTCATGGACCATGATGAAAGGTTCTTGCGTGTAGATGATATATGACCAAGATGTCGTTCACGAAATTTGGCTGCGATTTTTTGTATAAATTCACTGCCTGGAGTAGCGTCAATAATCCCTTGTACGATATCATTATATTTTTCTACAAATGCATTGTATTTTTTCCTAATTTTTTCAAAATCATAAAATACAAAACCACTAAATGATGTCGGATTAGATTTATTTAATGTAAGTATACAATTATCATGACGAATATGTGCAAGATGACGAAAGCTTCTATCGACTATACAACGAGTAATCGTACACATTATTTGATCAGGCGACTGAGATGGTTCATTAAACGTAACTAACCATCGTACCCCGGGAAATGTTTTTTCATCTGCACCCTTCATAATATATTTTCCACTGGGTTGAAAATCAGATATATTAGTTATTCTGTCATCTTCCTCCAAAATAACACTTTTTAATAAAAATTCTTCATTCATTCTTTCACCTATTTTACTTTTTTGATTAATATTTTGTAAATCAATTAATTTCCCTACTATTTCACTAAAAAAAATACCGCCATTCATTCCTTTTGATAATATTATGATATCCCAAACATTTTGATAATTCATTGCATCTTGATGTTTCATTGTACTAATAAAATTCTTTTTCTTACTATAAGATAATATTATTTTCCTTCGTTATCATTAAAAAAGTTGTATAATAGGTTCTCCGGATTATGGTTTTGAACTTCACCGCAAATCAACGTCATACTTTCGTACATTTTTCGCAACACATCATTCGGTGCTATTGTTCCGACGCGGATGAGGCCGCGTTTGATTAATTCGCGACGTATTTCATTCATCGGTTTTTGTTTCAGTAATTGCGTCGTTTCTGTGGTTTTGTTTCTGATGGTACGATTCGAAACCAAGACGGAAATCTTGGGATGAATCATGGATTTACCTGTTTTATATGTTCGCCTAATAATTCGTCGTTGTTTTGTATTACGCAATCGTTTTCCACCGGTATTGTTGATTTGGTCCATTTTTGTCTTGGTTTGTTGAATCTCATTCATCATGATTTGAGGCTTTGATAAACTTGGTATAGGATTCGGACTTGGATGCGGCAATGTATTATTTCCGCCCATGCTTCCAAGACCGTTGTTTATTATGCTATTACTAGGACCGCCAATCATTTGCATCGCCGGATGTCTAGGTTGACTCGGATATACCTTTTGCGTTTTTTGAAAAGCTCGATAAGTTGGCAACTGACCGCCTTTTAAACAACCCCATTTGGGTGCATGAATTCGCAGTGGCGGTATAACACCCGATATCTTGTCAAAGGGTTCTGTCAATATTTCGGTAGGTATTTCACTATTCAATACCTGCGGAATTGGAAACATTGTTGGATTGGCCAAGCGTTGTACCTGGTCTACACGATGGCGAATGGTTTCATTATGTTTCGCCTCTTTTTTTTTCGTTTCTTCTTCTAGCGTTTTGAAATAGTTGATGGATTCGCTAAATCCATTCTGAAATGTGTCAATGTCTTCCTTTGTTCTATCTTCGATTTTAGTCGTATCGCCTTCCAACATTTTTTTCATATTTTCTTCTTGCTGCTGGCGAATAAATTGCATCACTTTATTGCGTTTGATCGAAGGTGCACGTTGTTTCGGCGATTTTACCTTGATTTCGCCTGGATTGTCGTTTTTATCGCGCTTCTTTCTCGATTTTCCTGCAGAAAAATTTAAAAAATCTTTGTTAATGGTAATGGTTTTACTCATGTTTCCGTTTATTTACAAAAAGAATATTATTTGGGACTTTTTTATGCAAACCTGTAACTAGATGGAATTCAAACTGTGTATTATGAATGAAAATCTGTAAAATAAACAGTATATGGCAAAAATCTAGCCATATCATATAAAGATGTCAAAGTCGTTTGAATACCACAACGTCGAAAAACGCAAGCATGGCAAAACACACGTTACGCGCAAAGTCGTGATCAAAGGGGGCAAAGGATATAAATCGGTTTCGCGAAAACACCATGGTCGTAAAAATCGGACCATCAAACGTCTATTAAAACAACACGAAATTGCCGATATCAAACGAGGGAAATTTATAGGTGGACTCTTTAATGACTGCAAATAGGTGTAATAAATATTATTATCGCAAACGATATAAAAAATTGATTCGATTAATGAATTAGTACGTTGTATCATATACAACGAAAACCATGAACACTTTAGAAAAACAGTTTTGCGATTCATCACACGGATCATCCGTGCAAATGGCAAAACCTGTACCCCTATCTGCATATATTAACATGGAGTCAAAGCCTGTCTTGATTCCCTCAAAAAAGAAGGGTGCTTCTCTCGCAAAACCTGCTGTTGTTGTTGTTGCGCCTACCCCTGCACATGTACCTCTACATGAAAGCAATGTGACTCATGAAATTAAGCAAATGATTTCAGTCGAGGAGAAGCGAATGACCAATCATGCAAGTGTAACGGTAGAAAAGGCGGATGACTCGCAAGATGTTCTCGCCAATTTTGCCAGTTTTATCGAACAACCCTATCACCTCATTGAGTCCTATTTCCGTGGACAACATTTGGAGCGCCTTGTCCGTCACCAAATCGAATCCTATAATCATTTTGTGAATTACCAAATCCAGCGAACTATACAAATGTTCAATCCGGTCACTATCCACTCAGAAAATGATTTTGTCGAAGAGCGTGGAAAATATTTTCTCGAAGTCCTCGTCTCGTTTGAGAACTTCAAGCTCTACCCACCCCAAATCCATGAAAACAATGGTGCAACCAAATTGATGTTGCCCCAAGAAGCCAAGTTGCGCAATTTTACCTATGCCTCCACCATGACGGTGGATATCAACATTGAATATATTGTCCGCGACACAGAAAACATGGAAACTCCCAAGATTATCCGCCGCACCTTGCCAAAAATCAACATTGGAAAAATGCCCATCATGTTAAAGTCTAGCATTTGTGTCTTGACACAAAACCGCCATGTCAGCAGCACATTTACCGGCGAATGTGCAATGGACTGTGGAGGATACTTTATCATCAAGGGATCGGAGAAGACCGTATTGGGACAAGAGCGCGCTGCCGAAAATCGCGTCTACTGTTTTGACGGGAAAAACACGACTAAATGGAATTGGTTTGCCGAAATCAAATCCGTTCCCGATAACAAATGCATCTCTCCCAAACAGGTCGAAATGATGATTGCAAGCAAGAACAATGGTTTTGGACACGGTCTGTTTATTACCATTCCGCGCATCAAGCAGCCGATTGAACTGTTTGTCCTCTTTCGCGCATTGGGCGTCGCGACAGACAAGGCTGCCTGTCAATATGTGTTGTTGGATATCTACGATGAGAAATACAGCGAATTGTTGAATTGCTTGCAAGCGTCCATCATTGATGCCAACAAATACCCCACCAAGGAGGATTGTTTGCGACATATCATGGCATCGGCCGCCTATACACCGATCAACATGGATCGCGAGACGGGTCAGCGCAAGAAACTCGAGTTTACCATGGACGTCTTGAACAATGATCTCTTTCCCCATTGCCAAACCCTACCTCAGAAACTCTACCTGTTGGGATACATGACGAAAAAACTCCTTCAGACCAGTTTAGGGTGGATTTCTCCGGATGATCGCGATTCTTATTTGAACAAGCGCATCGATTTGACGGGGACACTGTTAAACAATCTCTTTCGCAACTATTTCAACAAGTTGGTCAAGGAGATGCAAAAACAGGTGGTTCGCGAAATCAACAATGGGTCGTGGCGCTCGACTGAGGACTATGAAAATATCATCAATATGACCAATATTTATAAAATTATGAAGTCAACCACGATTGAAAACGGTCTGAATCGCGCTCTTTCGACAGGTGATTTCAGTATTAAACAATCGAATAGTAGCAAGGTCGGCGTGGCTCAGGTACTCAATCGTTTGACCTATGTCGCGAGTTTGAGCCATTTGCGCCGCATCAATACGCCGCTGGAGAAGAGCGGAGAGTTGATTGCTCCACGCAAATTGCACAGCACTACGTGGGGGTTTTTGTGTCCTGCTGAAACGCCGGAGGGCCAATCGATCGGTGTAGTGAAAAACGTCAGTTATATGGCACATCTCACCATTCCTGCAAACAGTTCGTCATTGCGCGAATATGTCATGCCCGAAATTGTGCGCGTAGATGATGTAGCTACGGCTGCCGAACTTCACGGTAAATTCAAGGTCTTTGTCAATGGTGCATGGCTCGGTGTTACAGAGAAACCGTTTGAGCTATACAATAGCATGAAGGACAAGAAATTCCGAGGTATTATCAATATTTATACGTCAATTGTGCTCGATTGCAAGACGATGGAGATTCGTATTTGTAATGACGGCGGCCGTTTGACACGACCCGTCATGCGCGTTCGCGACAATCGCGTCTTGTTGACACAGGCCGTGGTGGATCGTCTTGTTGCCGGCGAGCTCTGTTGGAATGACATGTTGACTTCGTGCAATATTCCCGAGTCGGTCATTGAATACATTGATCCCGAAGAGCAAAATTTGGCGATGATTGCCATGTGCGCCAAGGATTCCTATTTGCAAAAGGCAGGATGCCGTGTCCAATATACCCACTGTGAAATCCATCCCAGTACGATATTTGGGGTGTTGGCGTCTTGCATTCCTTACCCCGAACACAATCAGGCTCCGAGAAATACCTACCAGTGTGCCATGGGAAAACAGGCCATGGGCGTGTATGCAACGAATTATGACAAGCGCATGGACAAGACGGCCTATGTGTTGACCTATCCTTCGCGTCCCCTAGTCGATACCCGCATCATGAGCTTTATCCACTTGAATAAGATTCCGTCGGGGACGCAGATCCACGTTGCTATCATGTCGCACACGGGATACAATCAGGAGGATAGTGTCTTGATCAACAAGGGGTCGATTGATCGCGGTCTGTTTGCAGCGACGATTTATCACACTGAAAAGGACGAGGACAAGAACATTATCCGCGACGAGATTATCAGATGCAAGCCGGATGCTTCCAAAACCAAGGGCATCAAGTTTGGCAATTATTCGAAATTGGATGCAAATGGATTCATCCCGGAGAACACGTTGGTTGAGAATCGCGATGTCATTATCGCCAAGACCGTGCCGATCAAGGAAAATCGTAATGATCCGACCAAGCCCATCAAGTTTGAGGATCAGAGCAAGACCTTTCGCACGACGGAAGAGACGTATATTGACAAGAATTATACTGGCCGCAATGGCGATGGATACAATTTCGCCAAGGTTCGCGTCCGCACCTTCCGCAAGCCCGTGTTGGGTGATAAATTCTCGAGCAGACATGGACAGAAAGGCACGATAGGCAACATCATTCCCGAGTGCGACATGCCCTTTACCAAGGATGGAATCCGCCCCGACATTATCATCAATCCGCATGCCATTCCTTCGCGCATGACAATCGGGCAACTAAAAGAGACGTTGTTGGGAAAAGTCTTGCTCGAATTGGGGATGTTTGGAGACGGAACGAGTTTTGGCAATTTGGATGTGAAAACGATTGCACAAGAACTGCAAAAGTTGGGCTATGAGAGTTATGGAAACGAACTCTTGTACAATGGACTAACCGGCGAACAATTGGAAACAAACATCTTTATCGGACCCGTCTTTTACCAGCGATTAAAACACATGGTGAATGATAAACAACATAGTCGATCGATTGGACCGATGGTGAACCTGACGCGTCAACCTGCAGAAGGAAGATCGCGTGATGGTGGTTTCCGTATTGGTGAGATGGAGCGTGATGTCATGCTGGCACACGGCATGTCCCGATTCTGTCGCGAACGACTCTATGATGCGTCGGATAAATATAGTGCCTATACGTGCAAGAAATGCGGCATGATTGCCTGTTACAATGATGGAACGCCATCGCGTTTGTATGTCAAAGACGATTTCACGGTTCATCAATGTAAAACGTGCAATAATACGACAGAGTTTTCGCGTGTGGAAATCCCCTACTCGTTCAAACTGCTGTCTCAAGAATTACAAACCATCAATGTTGTACCAAGAATCATTACAGAGTAACATTCTGATATCATCTGTATATTTGTAAATACAACTGCATCATGCAGTCAGTTTCGTACAGTCTTTAGACATTTTTTATTCGGATATAGTATATTCTTTGAATAGTATACTATACGACACTTCTCCTTCTATGGCCACCATTGACCAACCTATACTATCGCCGGAACAAATCACGGAAATTACCGCATATATAAATGCCTATCGGCATACAAACCAGGCACCACCACTCGCATGGGATGATACCATTGCAAACTTTTCGCAAAATTGGTCACACTATTTATTATCTAATGATGTCTTTCAACATAGCGGTACAACCCAATATGGCGAAAATTTGGCCCAATTTCAGGGGTATGGAACTGACGTCATGGTTCAATTGAAAAAAGCCATCGATCTATGGTACGCCGAAAATACCCTGTATAATTATAATGACCCCAACTATTCAGCATCAGTTGGACATTTTACGTGTCTCGTATGGGTATCCAGCACATCATTCGGTATAGGATTTTCAATCAATACGTTGACTGATACAGTAGATATTGTCATGAACACATCACCACCAGGAAACGTCATTGACCAATTTGTACAAAACGTGTTGCCAGCAATCAGCACACCTCCAGTTTCTGCACCTGAACCCATCCACGCACCCTTGCCAATACCGACACATACTTATACTCCTCCGCCTGAAATCGTTTTACCAAAAAATGATATTATTGTGGCTCTTTCATCCATCATACAGGCAATCCAAACAAAACGCACAAAATATGAAATTGTAAATTCTATCTATAAAGTCATTGTTTCCATCAAAAATGCGAATTTGATAGTCTAACGCGAAAGATCAACTCTCGCTTCCATCATCTTCTCGTTGAATAAGGTCTTCGTCGTCATACTCATCGTCTTCGTCGTCATCGGGATCATCTACGAGTACAATACTCTCATCTTCGTCCGATTCAATTGGCATTTCCGCATCGGCGCCATCATCATGATCATCATCATAAAACCTTACATGCCAATTTTTTACATGAAAATTGATATGATCTGTATTGAACGATTTAATATAAGCATGTGAATCGGCTGATTGTTTCATAAAACGTATGCGACCAAAATTTGGATTATACATTACAAATGCATTCATCCTCTCCTTCAATTCATTATATGCATGACGTTTACGTACAGTATGTAATGAATATCTACTAAAATAAAAGAGTTTTAGATAGGGTCGCATAATATTGGCCAATATCTCGTCGGGAAACTCTTCATCAATCGACAACTTGAAATACCGTTTCGATTTTTTTACCGAGGGGGTATAATTAGGGTTTTCCGTATAACCATGTATGCGTATCATCTCGTATATATCATCTATAACGAGAACATGACACGATTTTTCGGCGCGATTTTTAATATATTCATGGCGAATCAATTCTTCATTGTAGTGTAAAAATACATCCATTTCAAAATCGGCCGTAAAATAGGCTTCCACCAATTCGGGCATGCGGAAGGACGATCTTCGTATCTGAAAGTAAATGGAGTATAGGATCGATTTTGAAAATGGTATTTGGTTATATGGATTTTTGGGTTCATATGCGTCTGAAAAAAAATGCGTTGAATGAGTCAGTGCCGTTTGTATTATATTTATAATATCGGACAATTTGAACACATATTTCGAGCCACCTTGAAAAATAACGATAGAACTAGCCTTGGTTGGGTCAATCGGGTTCATGCATAAATCATGATCTATCACTGTTTTTGCCGCAGAATATCGGAAACGATACGCAAATCTTGCCATTGCATGATACACCCGTTGCATCTTTGCGAAAAAAGACAGGATTCGTTCTCTCTGATCCTCTGTTAAAAATTGATTCGACAACAATTCATCCAATGCTCGGAATTTATTTTCTCTTTTAAGTATTTTACCAACGTAATTTTCCTGTTGCAGTAATTTACCAACGTAAAAACATAAAATACCATGTATGTCTGATTCATGTAATATATTCGTGTTTTCAGTGTATATATGCTGCCAATATTCATTGGGTTTATTCTGTGGCACATCTATTCCTAATCCTCGCTGAAATATATGTATAAAACTTTTCATTTTATACATGATCATTTTGCGTACTATGTATTCTGATTCGTTTTATTTATGTCGTTTATTACGTAAACATATACTCTATCAATACTACAATAACTATTTTGATAAAATAATATGACGACTGAAATAAGTGATATTCGATCTCCCACTGAATTACGAGGTGTTTCATTTTCGAAATATAAAAAGACCGAGGTGCGAACAGCGCTCATTCAAAACATGAAAAACGGTAAAATAGAGCCCGCATGTCATTGGTCGGCCGAACTGATATGCGCCGGACACTATGCCGATCTTTGGGAAATTATTTTACATTACATGGGTAAACATATACATTTAGGAAATCCAAAGCTCGCCATTTATTTGGAAATGCGATACGAAGTCTTTCGTGATATTGTCATGCAAGGATATTATGCGAATGAACTCGCGCTTCGCAATCATTCCAAGATACGCAAATTGTTTGCCGAAATTATATGTACTCTTTCACTTTCTAATAAAAAACACAGTTTTGAACCGATCAAAATCAATCGCGTAGAGGAATTTGACATTACACAAATGACGGATCGATTAAAAGCGCCCTCTACAAGATATGTCGAAGCCGTGTTTAAAAAAGAAGACCCAAAAGAACTCTACGTCGCCGTCAATGAATTTGCTTATGCCATTTCATACGAATCTTCAAACATTATGGTCGCATGTTATTGGATAGAATGGCTCATCGAGTTCGACATGATTTGCAAAACACGCAAAGTTCCCTGTCGATGCGAAAAACGATCTCATCTCGCGATTGAACCAAAATTCATGCGCGATGTCATATGGATCATTTGGGATGCACTCTTGCTGGTATGTGCAGAACGAAACAATCCCTTTATTACTAAGATTATGAACTCTCTTCTCCATTTATTTTGCATCAAATATACCACTGCTGCATGTAAAAAACGGCGTTTCATGCTATATTATGCGGTTGGCCTACTTACGGATCCAGTGCAATCCAATATCGAGATTATTACAGCTGAGAACAAACCCATATTACAAACCGTCATTGAAAATATTGATTCGGTCTATAAACAAATCAAGAAAAATGAGGAAAAACCCAAGACGGATTATTTGTTCAAAGATATTAGCAAAGCCGCTGCCATGGAAAAGACAATGCGACAAATGGAATTATTAGGCGCAGTGGATACGGCACGCCGTGTACCAAATGAAAATAATATATCGCCTTAATATAGCAGCGTTTATCAAAGTATGAAGAGTTTGGCATCGGTTATTGGCGAAGGAGCCTATGGATGCGTTCATAAACGCCCATTGGAGTGTGATAAGCCATTCAATTATACCAATAAAATATCCAAGGTTACTTCTACTGAAGAAGCTCAACATGAGTTAAAGGAATATAGACTTATGCAAAAAATAGATAAGGAGAAAGAATTTTATTTGGGGGTACCCGAAATTTGTTCTCCTAAAGATGATGACAAAAATCGCAGGGCGATTGAAAAATGCGAAGATGGCGAGCGATTTATTGAAGAATTTGATAAACTTTCCCTATTAATCATGAAGGATGGTGGTATCAATTTAGATGAATATGCAGATCGACAAAAGGTTCGAATAAAAACTCAGGAATCCACTATGAAAATGGAATTATTTTGGATAGAAGCACATCGCCTATTACTTGGTTTACAAATAATGCTTAACCATGGAATTCTACATCAAGATTTAAAACCGCAAAATATTGTCTACAATGAAAAAGACAATCGACTCAACTTTATCGATTTTGGGTTTATGGATACAATCAAAAAAGTGACGCACGATTGCAAAGATTCTAACCACTGGCTATCCGAATTTCACTGGTCTTATCCATTTGAAATGAAATATTTGAATTATAACAATTACATGGAAGTCGCAACTAAAACTGAACAAGAAAAACAAGATTATTATGAGGGCATTATTTTAGATCTAAAATCGAAAAAAAACAATACACATATCAATGCTCTACAAACCGCGTTTTCATATTTGATACCATCTACCATCTCAGAAAAAGAATACCAAGAAAAAATTTACAATCTTATGGAAGATTATTACGAAACTATCTTGCATGATATGGACCCATTAAAATATAGTCATTTTTTGAAACGTTCATTATCCACACTTGATATTTACGGGATCGGGTTTGCACTCGTTCATTTGTTAAATAACAGTACACATCTCATTGATCGAAATCTTGCAAACGATTTGAAAGAATTGTTTTATTCCATGATTACTCCTTCTTTATCGAAACGAATTTCGATTGATTCTTTGCTGGATCAATACGAAGACATACTATCTAATCGAGGTATATTAAGAAAGCACCATCTTCATTTTGATAATCATAAATTAGTCAGTGGCACGAGTATTCCCGAAAAGATAAGCAATAATATAAAAACGATTTCCAAGAAATTGCTAAAACTAAGCAATACCGAGCGTAAAGAACGTGCGAAAAAGCGTATTCCATATTGCAAAAATGGTTATGAATATAATCCAAGAAGCGGAATATGTACCAAAACATGCAAGCCTGGATATATTCGGAATAAAAATTTCAAGTGTACTAAAAAGAAAACACGCAAACATAGTACAAAATAATGTTGTTTGTAGATAGATAAAGTTTTACAAATAACATACTCAACGAAGTTTTAGGAACGGGATCGAAAATATACAAAGGTCTAATAAACTACTTTTAGAGTTGTAGTATTTTATATCTCTCATTTTTCCAACCATCGTCATCTGAACCTGCAAAAAAGTGTATAATAATATTTTTATGAAAATTTTCAGGCTCAAATACATATAAATTTTCATTATTTAATCCGATATAATTTATTACCTCATCTGAAATACATGCATTTGTATTTTTTAAGTAATTTATGATTCCTGTTGTAAAAACTGCAGGCCCCGTCAAATGATGAATTATATGTTCTCCTTTAATTTCAGTTGTTAATATTCTCTCTACTGATAAATCTATAATCGATTTTAATATTGGCGATTTTGGTGGAGCAGCGAATGTCCATTGACAAAAAAAATTGCTACAATTTTCAGGCGAAATTGTTAAATAACTATTATTAATAAACATATTTGGATTCACATTACAATATGCATCTACATCTGCATAAATACCTCCATACATGTATATAATACAGTATCTCCATAAGTCCGCTTTCATCACTGCCATTGGTAACATTGAATACGCTGTATATATTTTTTCTTCAAAATTATTTTTTATGAATTCTTCACACATAGTGTCATCATAAAAATTATATGTAAACTCATTTTCATATTTTTTCCAACTATTAACTGCGCTAAATAACTTGGGTTTATTTGAAATATACTCTAACGATTTATGTGTTTGGTAAATATTCTTAGGAACCGACATACTTATATACTATATACTATGTTTTGATTTTTTTATATTAAACGCAACCGTTTTTACTCTTAATCATAGTTCTTCAAAACGTTCTGAATCAAGGATAGTTTGAAGAACTATGATTAAACAATTACAATGATTGCTTATGACATAATTTAATTTGTCATTATAAAGAGTTATTTGTAAATATTTATATTTTTCCATAACTCGGTATAGTGTTCTATATTTTGAGTAGCTTTTTGTTCCTTTCTATATCCGCCTGCAGCGACTAATATTTTTTCACTATTTTTAAAAATATAATATGTTTCATTGCCATTTATATCTTTTACTGCATCATGTCTCAAGATTAGTGAATTATATTCATTATCTGAAAAATATTTTGCCAATAATTGTGGTCCTGTCGGTTCTAAAGGCGAATCGCCATAGAATCGATTCTTTACATTTTCGCATATTTTTTGTATACATTCCCACAATTTAGGGTTACCTGGTTGACAAACCATGAGTGCATTGTATATACCACGTTTTTTATCCCATTCCATATCTCTCACAAAATATTCTTTATTAGTCAATCTATATAAACTAAATTTATCGACACCTTGATATTTTATGTCCATGTAAATACCACCATTTTTATATAAAATGCAGTATCTCCATAAATCTGCCTTGTATGCTCCAGGTATGAGTGAATCAAATGCGTCGACTACAACTTGGTCAAAGTTTTGCTGGATAAATTCACGACATTCATCATCATCATATAGCACGTGTTGAAACTGTGGATTGTCTGATATTAACCTGTTTACAGTACTACGCATGACTGGCGGTAGATCCTTCGTATACCACGTTTGATAAATAATTAATGGTATAATTGGTATGAATGGACCATCATCATAAATTATATCCGAATATTCAACTATTTTATTTTGCAATTCGATTAGTTTATTTACACGTCTTGATTCACCAATGGTTTTCATTATAGAAGGTTGAATGTAATTTAATTCACCTGCATTTTTGGCCACCTTATATGTCATTTTTTCTGTCAAAGATGAGAGGTTTATTTCAGAATATTTTTTTGGCATGGATATGGTAAAATCCCTATTTATTATTTTTGGTGAATTTTTTATTATTAAATTTGGTAAACTCTCTAAAGGTTGCGGTGTAAAACTGTCTAATAGCTCGGGTTGCGAATCTTTCACAATAGATACTCGTGTATTATCCTTAAAATTATGCAAAAAAACACTGTATCCTTTGCGAATTTCTTCTTTTTTTTTATTTGCACCAATTGTTGGGTTATGCTCCATCCGATTTAACATTGTATTACAATTTTATACAATATTAATTTATTAAATTACAAGACGTATATTTTTATTCTAAAAGAACGATCCGCAAGGGTGGTTCTAAAAGAACGATCCGAATGCTCCACCCAACACGCTATTCGCCGCCATGGGTCCCATTATTGTCCCATAATCCGGCGCTGCAGAGTTTCCATTTCCACCACGAATCATTGTATCATACGAGCCATTCCCTTGATTGTTGGGTCTACCCGTTGCAACGGGTGCAGGTGGAAACATGTCTCCTCCCTGCATCTGACTATTGTCTAAAAAATCAGCCTGACTTGGTATGTGTTGCGACATAGGATTACTTACACGCACACCCGACTTTGTCTTGACCTTTTTATCATCAGATGACGTGCCATTCCATAAATCTGAAGTACGATCCACCAAAATATTCACTTTAATCCCCAATTTAGTCTGAATGCTCAATACAATCACCAAAAATGCTAAAATCACATTTGTCAATGTCAAACTTTCATATTTGAATCCGCTGTAAGTAGGTGCATATGTAATCAAACGATGAATCACAATAATTCCACAAAACATGATTATTAATTGGATAAAGATTTCGGCTAAAAGTTCTAGCGATGATTTTTCAGGATCGGCTTCAGGAATAAAACGCTGGACCAATTTATTCAATATCACCACTGGAATAACGCCTAAAAATGCATATTGAACTACATTCAACACCTCGGCTTTCCCCTCTTCTGTTGTAGAAAATACGTGAGAGAGAAACGTCTTTTTATTCACTTCTTTGTTTTCTTGCAAGATATCCATGATTCACAATACGATATAGACTCTTTCTTACTATATGGTCTTATTAGAAATAAATCAAAATTTCATAATTTTGTATAAACTATTTACTTCATTCTATTTAGCAAGTTTATTTGCGTTAAAACCTATATAGTTCTTTCGTCCATGATTCTATATAATCGAACATCGTATTATGAGCAACTCCAATGCCGCCGCAAAAAAACGTAGAGCTGCACCTCCTGTGCAGGGGGTCATGTCTTCTCCTCTTTTTCAGCCTCCCCAAATTTTTAGAGCATCCATGGGGATTGGACAACCTCCTCTCCCTCAATCTACCGCAACGCGTGGAATGCCATCACAAACACAACCACCTATGTCACAATCCTCACCTAATGTAGGGTTAACACTTCCACAAGTTATTTCGCTCGTGGATAAACGTTTAGTAACACTTGAAACCTTCATGTCAGAAACACAGAATAAATCTCTTGACATTCCCGATCAGACTACAATGGCGAATTCATCGAATCTTCCATCCTCAGAAATGGTGAATGAATATAATCATCGATTCGAACTATTAGCTGAAGAAATTGCGAACTTGAAGCACATTGTTCTTTCTTTGCAATCCTACACCATGGATGTAAATAAGATGTTGGTCGAAGAACGTGTTCGTATCTTTTCTGATATGGCGATGGAATCAAATCCTATGCCCCAATCTAATTCTTCTTCATTATTGCAAATACATCAAGAGAGTGACAACACAAGTATAGATGAAAATATTTTAGCAAAATCGGATGAAATTCTTTCTCTTGATGAAACTTATTCATCGTTTGCCGAAAACATAACAATTGTGCCTAATAGTTTTTCTGATGCATCTACACTTATTTTCGATACTAGCGCCGCAAATGAATAATGTCAATATCATAATAATATTATATTTTTACAAATCTGCATAAAAATATAATCTACTACTTTATTACTTTACTACAAATGCATTCCGAAAAAACGACTCAGATAATTGAAACAATACAGCAGGCCAAGGCAAACATTAAACCACCTGCATTTAAGCCTGTTTTTTTCAAGAATACTTTGAAATTTGATAATGCCAAAGTAGCCACGCAAAACATGAATTTCGAAGAGCTCATGGACAGCTCTATTTATATCATCTCAGGAACAAACAATATCTACATGGATTATCCTGTTGTCAAACTGTTTGCTTATCCCGAAATCTTCGAACATATTGCAGCGAATATTTTGTCGAAATTTACAAAGTGTATCAGCGAAAACGGACGGTTTTCTGTCCATCTAAATCTCAAGTCCTTTACGATTTCCGCTGCGCATAGATACAAAGATTTGATCCGAGCGTTTTGCAACCAATGTTTTCAATTCGAAACGCCCTTTTCCGAACTGTTGACGACCATGTATATCTATCATACCCCCAGTGTCATGGATCAGGTTTCGAAATTATTTGCTCCCTTTATTCATCCAAATGTTCGCGATAAAATCCACTTTTTAGATAAAAACGAATCTGATGCTGTTCTTGCTACCATCGGTATTGTTTGATCAAAAAATTGATATAGATATGTGGTTGGTAGATGATGTAATATATAGTCCACAATATTGTCATCATGAACATTGAAATCCGAGACCTCCAAAAGGCTGATCACTTTGCCAGTATTTTCCAACACATTCGGCTCTTTACCGAATGTATTAATATTATGTTTGAACCCGGGCGCATGTATATCCAAACCATGGATTCGGCACGCGTCTGCATTCTCGAAATCGTTTTGCCATGTGAGTGGTTTGATACATATGAATGTGCGGAGCCTGTTACACTGGGTGTCAATTCGACCATCCTTTATAAAATCCTCAACTCTCGTGACAAGGTACAAACCATCCGTGCTTGTTTTGAAGATGACACATTGACCTTTGATTTTACTGGCGAAAACAAGGGCGCAGTCTTTGATAAACATTTTGAACTGCCTTTGATGGAATTGGATGAAGAAACGATGGCAATCCCTGACATTGATTATCAAGCAGAGTTTTCTTTACCATCGGCCAACTTTGCCTCTATTGTGAATCAGTTGAAACTCTTTGGAGAGACGATGGATGTTTCATGTAATGAAGAGAAAATCACTCTTCGATCGAGCAGCATTGAATCGGCCAACATGTCGGTCGATATTCACATTGATGATTTGACGGAATTTTCGATCAACGAGGGCGAAGATTTGCGCGTTTCGTTTAGTTTGTCCTATCTACACAACTTTTGCATGTATCATAAACTGTCGAATCATGTCGAAGTGAAAATCAGCACAAACTATCCCATGAAGGTGGTGTATCCACTGGCCTGTGATGGTGCGTCTCTCTCCTTCTTCTTGGCACCCAAACTGGAGAATTCTGATTAGTTGATGCGGTTATGTCCCACTGCTCCATTATATAGTTGATATACTTTATCTCTATGTTGAATTGACATTGGTTGTACGGTTGTAGAATAACGCGTGTAGTCATACATCATACTTTCCCATTCATATCGGCTCGCCAAATCGCGAGGTATAATGAATGGACAATCGTTATTCTTTCGATTGGGTAATTTGGGTTTTAATTTCACAATGGATAGTTCATACTTTACTGTATTTTTTATATGATCGAATATAATTGTTGCATGTATTGCATCACAGTGAATCGAATCGTGTGTTCGCGCTATATCATTGTGCAATTCGGCAATCATGGTGATTTGTTGTGGCGTATTGGTGTGTATGTTCCAGTGTTTGACAAAGCCCTTGATTTTATTTTTGTAGGGAGTCATATCCAACTTGGAATACAGGTTATATTCGCGACGCAAATCGATGGATGCATCCTGGACGAAACTCACAATATGACGGACAATTTCAATGGGTAAGAGAATGGTGGAAGGTTCGATGGATTTCATGGCTAGTTTGATATAATAATATGAAGTGCTTTTTATATTATTATCTATATTTCCTATTTCTTATTTCCTTGTAAATTCTTCAATTTTATTTTGGTTGTGTTGATTTTTTAGAAAAAGTAAAAAGAGAGGAGAATGATCAATTAAGAAAATACCCATGTTATTGATTGCATTTATAACTGGATTTTCACTTTTTCGTTTAACGTCCAAATAAAGAACCACACGACGTTTTCCTGTTGGATTTTTTACATAATGCAAATACATATCATCAAATACTACGCCTTCGCCCTCTTTCCATATATACTTTTCGCCACCACAAACAATGAATGCTTTATCATCTGTATTTCCAGTATTATTATTTGGTATCTCTACCCCCAAATGATATCTAATATATCCTTTATAATACCCTGTATGTGCAGGGATATCAACGCCTGGATCTAATATACTAAAAAAGGCAGTATGTATTTGATCATCTTTTAATATGGTTGTAGTGATTGGAAATGAGTATGTCATCAAACCTTCTTCTAATACACCTGCTCGTTTCAAATATATTCCTCTCCAACATGAATCTTCTTTGGTTGTATTTTCTATTATAAATCCCGGATTTGTTTTACGTATACATTCTGCACCATTTTTCTTCATATATTCTCTATATTCATCTATAATACCTTGTGCATTTTTTTCAATCTCGATCGATGCAGGAAATACAGTATGATACTCTTTTATGAACGGCGGATTTTCGTAGATTGCAGATAATATGATTGTTATTATATTTAATAATGGCATTAAAGGTGAGAAAATCATTACGATACATATGAATATAACTGTATATTTTAGACACATATCATTGAATGCAGTCGCTCTATAGATGAAATAAAGAAAAAGAATAAGATACGCCATCCAGTTTATATACTCAAAAAAATATTTATTATTCCATGTTTGTTGTAATTTACCTATTTTGGTACAGCCATAACACAAATTTGGGAATATAATAGTTATGATATAGGGTATTATTATGAATAATGATAATAGGATCAAAATCACTATGATAATTGTAGGTAATATAAAGATTTTTGTATTTGGTTGTTTCATTATATAATACTATAGTACATTTTTACTTAGAAATGTACTATTTGTGATTACTGTTTGTGATTACTGTTTCTAAACATAGTTCATCCTTATGTGCATAGTCCAAACGCAAGAATTGTCGACAAAACCAATACCAAAAATTCGCCAATATACACCGTTCTCCATCCACCTGACGGCAACCTGTTTATCCTATAAATCGGCGATCCGTCAAGATAAATCTTGGTAAAATTGCTATTGATCATCGACCACATTCTATGAAAGACATATGCAATCACGGAACTCACCAGGGTTATATGTTTATACCAAACATAATATGTAACTATGGGCAAGGCAATGTGTACTAGACGATCAAGCCATAGATAGGTTGGGAAAGAAATTGGAAGATGACAATTGTTGATAAAAAACTGTTTAGTGAGCGGAACTTTGTGATGACGATCATAAATATATGCAAATACATAGTATCCGATAAAAATACAACATCCACTCGCTGCGCACATTCCCTTGATTATATTTGTATAGATGCTGATGCATTCCATGGGCAACATGCTTATCATATAAGTGAGCGCTGTTACTTTCAGCCACCATCTTGTCATGGCTTCGTTTGCTCTTGGAAAAATCATTGTTTTATCTGCGATAGATATATGATCGCGTGGTTATTTTGTAGTAGCGCTTTGTTTTTAACCCATTTATGCAGTTGTTTTATCGAAAAATTGATTTTATATTGGTTCAGTGGGTGGTTGATATAGAATGGAAGAAGAAGACGATGATGACGATTTTTACGGAGATTATGCAATGGCTTTGGACGAACGTGGATTTCGTAGCCTCGAAAAGAAGGACGGTCAGTATTTTATTGGATATACACAATATGTCGAGAGCGAATCTGCATGGCTATTTGTCTATGCAATTTCTGCGCGCTCCTTCTTTCGTCATTCCATAGAGTTGGTTAGTGAATACCTCTATGAATTCGGTCATGTGTATCACGAGGGTCATCGCGGCGCTGGTGCTAGTGCTAGTGCGGTTGATATTCTTCAACTTTGTATCTTGGAAGACGGTCTATATACATCCATTGTAAAAACCCATTGGATTCGTTTGATCCAACGCCACTGGCGCAAAGTGATTGGTTTGCGCCGTGCTATGTGGCAAATGCGCGCGCGTCCTTCAGAACAACTCTTGAAACAGCGAACCGGGGCGTATTCGGTTGGACTACGATCGATGCCCGGATTGGCGGGGATGATGTATCGCTACTTGAAT